CAAAAGCGTTTAATTGAAGTCTCGATATCATGTCGGTACAGTGGCAAGCGATAGTGTTGAAGATGTGGGTCTTTCCCGCAGTTTTTGATTATTTCGGAGAGTTGTCCGCGATGTTGGGGCAGGGCATACACGACGCAGCGGTGGTAACATTTCACACCGGTGTCGGAGTGCTCTCGCTCCTCGCGCCTTGGACACTCTACATCACCCTAGCAATTTGTGTGTTGGTGATGTGTTGGTACTTGAGGACAATGGTCGAGGCGGTTCGCCAGAATTTCTGGGGCAAATGGTGGCCTTGGAGAAAATCCCACACTGGCGAACTTCCTGTCGCACGTGCGAAGTGGCACGCTACGGCAGGTTGTGTGGGTGATACAGCAGAGATCTTCTTAGTAGCCGAAATAGATGGCAAGAGGGTTCGGATCGAAATTGATGAAAGTAAAGGGAAAGGGTGGCAAGCTCTTCTCCCTAAACGATTGTCTCCGGAGGTTGTTCAAGAAAGGGCAATTCCTGGGTCGGTTCAGCTCCCGGTCGCTAAATACGCGAAAGGAGTGGTCGAGTTGTATCAGGGAAATGAGGACGCTAAAGAACATGTTGGTATGGGCTTTCGAGTCCTTCTACCTGGGAAAAAGGATGTTTTAGTTACAGCTTTTCACAATTTGTCTCTTACACAACAGATGTGGATAACAGCCAACAACAAAACGCACAAACTGGATCCGTATTGGGCCTTGGAAGTGATGTCTAAAGATTTGGACGTTGCAGCCATTGTGGTCCCCGGTTCAGTCTGGGCGTATTTGGGGGTTGCACAGATGAAGTTGCAGAGATTCACTCCAAACGATGGAATTGTGCGCGCGACAGGACCGATGGAATCTGGCCAATCGACGATCTCTCAAGGGAAAATCGAAGGTCGGGGACCGCGCCTGTTAAGCTTTCGCCACAGTGCGAGCACACGGCCGGGTTGGTCAGGAGCACCCATTATCAGCGGAAAAGGCATGGTGATTGGTGTGCACACTGGCTATGATTTGGAGGGGTCAGGCTTTAACTTAGCAACGTCACTTGATTTTCTTTCTAAACCTACGGGCAAAGAGAGTGATTATGGAGCGGGATCTCTGTGGTCAGCGAGTGATGAAGACGATTTCCAGGATGAAGCCGATATTGAAGAATACCGTCTGATTTCCCGTGGTCGGAAAGGTAAGTTCAAAGGAGCGAGTGGGTACTTTGGCCCGACAAGCTGGGAAGACACTGCAATTCGTAAGTGGAGTGACTACCCTGAACTGTACCAGGACGACGTTTCCGAACAGGATGACGATGACTATAGAGAAGAACAGGAACACAATGTTTTAACAAGTGAACCTATCGTCTCGTGTAGTATGGGACAAGAGAAACCTAAAGAGGGGATTCTCAGGTTCCGTGCCCACGATGGGAGTTGGAAAACAGTTAAGCAGAAGGGGAAAAAGGTAGAAAAGGAGAGTGCGAAAACACGCGTTCACCTTGAGGAGTATTTTGCTGCTCTCTACCCGAAATATCCGGACGGCCAGCTACAGTACAACCCCACGGAGTGGGACGAGGACCAACGGGATTTCTACGTTGACTTGTCAACACACGAGAGGGAACTCTATGCGGCATACGCTCATCCGCAGGTTTTTGGTGGGGCCCCGGCCACCAGTGCAGCGGCGCAGAACGCCAATGTGCAGGTAGCCACAGTCGCCAACGCAGAGGTGCAGAGCGCCAAAGTGAAGGTGACCCAGGGGGCGAACCAGAAGGAGGCACAGGAGTCGCAGAGCAAAAACTCCAAGAACTCCAAAGGTGGGGGAACTACCAATGGAGCCAAGGAGAACACAAGTTCAGCGGTTTCGTCGAAGTCGGACGGGGCTTCCAAATCCCAGGGTCAAAAGCGACGAGAAAACGACGCTCGAAAGATGCTGAGGATTTTGGAGGCAGAGATGGCGAAGTGGGAGAGTGGGACTGGCCTGACAGAGGAGCGGAAGCAGAACTTGCTTCCCTTGTTTTCCAAGCCGGACGTCACAACCCGACAAAGCCCCCGGAAAACCTCGCAACAGTGATGGAGCAGGTCCTTCAACACTACCCGAAAACGAGCAACAAACCCCGAGCAGAAATTCTTGATGATGAGGGAAAATGTAAGGCAAAGCTACTACGACTACTGGAGCACACAGTGAAGCGTGACGCATCACCAGGTGTTCCGTTACTTGTACTAGCTACCACGAACGAGGACGTGATCACAAGCCACAGCGATTTAGTTGTGGAGTGTGCTTACCAACGATTGCAGCTCCTTGCTCACTCCGATCTGCCTGAAACGGCAGTAGAGAGAGTCAGGGGAGGCTTTTGTGACCCCGTTCGTATTTTTGTCAAAAATGAACCTCACAACAAGCAGAAGATACAAGAGAAAAGGTTTCGCCTAATTTCCTCTATCTCTCTGGTGGACCAGCTGGTAGAGCGATACCTCTTTGGAATTCAAAACTTCATCGAGCTACGCTCCTGGCGTTCCATACCTTCAGCTCCGGGTCTTGGTTTCGCTGATGAGGATGCGCAATTTCTATGGGACGCCCATTGGGCTGACCTACAGGAGGGGCGCCTTGTCGAAGCGGACGTTTCTGGGTGGGACTGGACCGTCCAAGGGTGGGAGCTTGAGGCTGAAGCCGAGATGAGAATACGTTTGTGCGATGCGAGCGGCGCTTTTGCGCAGGCTATGCGTGCGCGCATTCAATGTCTCTCTCTTTCAGTTTTCATGCTCTCAGATGGAGTGTTCTACGCACAGACACAGCCCGGGATAATGAAGTCAGGTTCTTACCTAACTTCGAGTGGCAACTCACGCATTCGCGTGTTGGTCGCCGCTCTTATCGGAGCTGCAGCACGTGCTATGGGAGACGACACCCTTGAGACTTTCGTGGAGAACGCGAAGGAGAAGTATGCGGCCCTTGGACACAAAGTCAAAGACTACAGAGTCTGCGACGAAGAGTTCGAGTTCTGCAGCCAAACCTTCCGCGATGGAAAAGCGTTTCCAGCCAAACCAGGGAAATTGGTTTTCAGGATCCTTCATAAGGAACCTGAAGCTGAGTTCTCTGAACAGTTTGCCTACGAAATGCGGTGGTCCCCTCTCCTCGAACATTACAAACGAGAATTGACCCAGTATGGTTGGCGCTGGGAAAATTAAACGACGAATGCCGACTTCGAAACAAAATCAACTCCGTCTGCTCCGTGAGCAGGCAGAGACTCGGAAACTCAAAAACGCACGCAAAAGGATGAGGAAGCGAGAACGAAAGGAAAACATGGCTGAAGCGCTCACGCGCGGACGCATCCAGGGTTCGGGTGACTACAGTTACTCGACCCCTGGTCCTTTCGGAAAAGCCGGGAGAGCCATTGGAAAAGCACTCGGTGGCGTCGCAGCTACGGCAGCTGGCGCCCCCGAACTTGCCCCGTTGGCTTCGTTCTTGGGAGAGAAAGTGGGTGGCCTAGGCCACTACATCGGCCGAGTGCTAGGGAGCGGAGATTATGAGCTTGGCAATACGCCAGCTCAAAATTCTCTACTCTCGCTGACTAACAAGACCTTTGATGGTTTTGGGACGTCAGAAGGCACAAGGATTTTCAATGTAGAGGCTTTTGGTACAATGGATGGGTCAGAAGACCCGTTCACTATCCACCATTCTCTCGCCATTAACCCCGCTAATCCAGCTCTCTTCCCGTGGCTATCCGACATCGCCCTGAGCTACCAACAGTACCGCATTAACGGCATGGCTTTTCTCTTCGTGAGTGAGAGCCCTGACGCAATTGCTGCTGTTGGGAGCTTGGGATATGTTGGGTGGTGTGTCGAATACGACCCTTATGCGAGCGATCCCACTTCAAAATCTGACTTGTTGAATCGGTTTTGGTCTGGAATGACGAAACCCAGTAAATCGTACTTGACTTTCTTGGAGGCAGCGGATTCTACGCGCCCCACAGACGTCAGCTATGTTTGGGAAGAGTCTACTGGCCCAACAGGACCCGCTTCAGCATACGATGCTGGACGTATGATTTGCGCAGGCGGCGGACAACCATCTGGAACAACAGAGCTGGGTCAAATGTTTGTCATTTATGACATCACTTTGATGAAACCGCGTCTCCCACGACCCCCGACAAATGACTATATGTCTTTTGAATGGCTTGTGGTTACAGACGCTGCTATACCAGATGCGATTGTTCCTCTTCCTGCGCCAGGTTTGGAAACGGTCCTTGCTCAAGCTCCAAGTAGTGGAATCAAGATTGTCAATGATCATCTTTTGTATCTCCCTACTTCTGCAAGCAAGGATAGGTACTTTTTCATTCGACTCGCTGCTGGCCGGATTGACGGTACAGATACCGGATGTTACTGGCTTCCCAGCGGGTCTTTGGATGATTATCTTACCCCATCTTTTGCAATGCCCACTGCAGACGGGGCAGGTCCTGGCGGTACTACAAACTCCGCCTGGTCTCTTTGCAAGGATGGACATGCTACAACCTACCCGTACACCATGTTTATCGTGCGAGTTCCGCAGGATTCTACGACCACCACATTTTCAGTACCATTTGACTCAGCACAGATCCCCGATTTGGGGGTTTATGCTGTTTGTCAAATTTGGGAGGTTTATGATCCAGGTGTTCTTACAATTCCTGCGTTTTCACAAGTCAGAACCCCAATTCCAGGGAGGAGCAGCGAAGTCCCAAAGGCAAACACTCCGGATCGAGTGAATGACTCTGGACCGAGTCGGGACTACGTTGTTATTGAAGGAAAACAATACAAACCAATGTGATTATTTCAAATCCTGAGACAACAGTAAATCAAGAATAAAACTTTAAATTGAACCGTGAC